GCTGCAAATACCAGAGTCTCAAATTCGAATGTGAACCCGTTCCCCATAGAGGAGAACTTCTCCAAGTGAACCCATGCAGCCCTGGTGGGCCACATAAACTCCACCCGCTCATAACCGTTCCAGAAGCTGGGACGAGAGCGAGTGATCTGAGTTTTAGGAGAGCGAAGCGAGGCCAATAGCTGATACCAATCGTCCGGAAGTAAGTCCCGAACGAGGTTTCGAGCTACAGTGTCACTGGCGTTGCTAAGGTCGATTGTTGCCCATGATCCATCGCGGCTAGCTATCTCAGCTAGCTTACGGTGAATCAATTGTCCGTTAGGACGGGGCACGGTCCGCAAGCGTTGAATAGGGCAAATCGGCGTGTTATTCCGATTTACATAGAGCCCGACGCGAGCAAGACGCTCCTTGAGGTAACCTCCAACTCCAAGTTGGCAGTAGAGATTCCCCAGAGGTTCTACACAGATACCTCTATCAGTTTTGGCATCCTTAGGAACCGTTGTGAAACGATTCCCTCGAACACGTTGCTGATAAGGAAGACCTAGCTCAAGACGACGGCGGGCCCAGTAGGTCCCGTCGAAGGTGTGTCTCCACACGGCTGATGCCTCTTGAGTGACTCCTGGTGTTATCCACAGTTTGTCGGCAAGCGTGCTGAACGCCGACCCCTTCAGTTCGAAGCTAGTGCCCGGACCGAACTTCCCGTTAAGGTTATCCGGCATCGGCCCCAAGACAGTTCTCACTATTTTTCGTGCTCTGGACAGGATGTCACGGAGCGCACTCCCGATCGGCGATTCGCCTAAGGAAGTAGTGAGCGCGTCTAGGAGGTAGTTGGTTTCTGCACACTGCTTCTCGGTTACTTGGAAAGAATCCATCGCCGACTTCACACGGTCGAATGACGCCGGAACGGCATCACACTTCCGTAAAAAATCAGTCGCCTGTGAATCCCTGCGGTATTTCTCCGCCCCCGAGGGGGTATCCAAGTAGTTCCGTGGATCCATCGTCATCGTGACGAGTTGGTCCCACTCCCGGTGCCTCACCAATAGTTCCATAGTGAGAGCCCGCGGAGTGTTGAGGGATCTGTACAACTGTGTAGCCACCCGATGGATCGGGCGCGCTAGGACGCGGTTCATGATAACTCCTTGTGAGTTGAATCAATGATGCCGTTATAGCACCACGAAAGCCATACCCCAGGAGGATTCCCAGGGCACAGCACGCCACGGCTAGTCTCAATGAAGAGATCAAGACGGAGCGTAGCCTTCCGCCGCTACCGACCGGAGAAGGGAGCTCGCCAGCAAGTTACCCAGCTGGGTGAAAGCATCGAGCACCTTCGCCGAATCGACGTTGGTCGGCAGGGTTCCCGTGATGGTGAACGGAACAGTAGCAGTGACGGTTTCAACACCGCCAATAGTCTCCCGGATGGGAAACTTGAAGCTACCGTCGAAAACGCGGCCGTTCTGTCGCTGGTTGTCACGCGTCACCACACTAAAAGTGGGGCGGTGCGCGATCATCGGCGACAGTGCGTTGGCACGCCACACCGCGAGGGTTTTATCCCCCGACGATGGGACGACGCCAGTGTACACAACGTCAACGTTGGCACTGTCCTTCACTGTGATGTTTGCCATAGATGGCATGGTGGTGTTCCTGTGGTTGATTGCTACATACGTAGCAACATTTGTGCAAGCAAGGATACGGACGAAGCCGTACGCGTCAAGGACTGTTTCAAATTTGCGGTGATTTGCAGATTCGGAACTGGGTAGGCGAGGCCTGTCTTTCTGATAAGGCTCGAACCTTTACACTCAGCCCAACCCGGGAAGTACTCAAATCCCGGAGTGGCCTGGATGCGGTCATGGAACCTCAGATAGTGGTTAGTATACGTGTCAGATACGTCAACGCCAGCCCAGTCCTGGAAGGACGAAAGGTAGCGCTGCGTGTCGAAACACCAGTCAGCAAGGAAGCTGAAGGGGACTCTAGCCCAGGCAGTGCCTAGGTAGTCCGTAAGGCCAAGCTGGTTCAGCAGAAATTCGTTCGGGTTTGAAATCCGAACGGTTCCGCCCATGGCGTGCCGAATGTTCCGCTCAAAGTTTTGATTACTGTTCATCACAGTATCGCGACTCATTGCAGACGCTCGAACACGTGATCCAGGAAAAGGCTGACCCATAAGACTCGCCAACGACGTGATGTCGTTAACGAAGGGGGCCCATCCGAACCAGTATTCTAACCAAAGACTCGATGCTCCGTCGGCGATCTCGTGGTTGGGCTTGTTCCTATGCTTCCGCTTGACGCTCGTGGGATGTAATCCAAGATCGTCAGCGAAAGCGAGGAGGTTGCCCTTCTTAAGAGATTTTGCTGCTGTCAGGAGTTGGACAGTCCTCCGATTAATCATACCGAGCGAATCTTTCCACTCGGCGAAGAACTGGCCCAAAGAGCCTTGATCGCCTAAAGCTTTCTCTAGAAACCGGGAGTAGCACTGGTTCACACCAGGCTGCGCCCAAGTAGGTATCCCACCTCGGAAAGAAAACTCGTCCAAGGAAGGGGAATTAGGCGCGTCAATGACGAGCTTCCTACTATCCCATTTCCAGCTTTGACCACCACTCGCGACGCTCAAGTGTCCGTAATACTGATAGGGGGTGCGATGATCGCCCCTCCACCCAGATTGGACACGGCTGAAACGCCGCGAATTGGTATTTATGACCTCC